GAAAAAATTTTGAAAAAAGGGTTGACAAACTACGGGTAAAAGCGTATAATATAGACATAAGGTAAAGGAAACGAACCTTATAAATAATAATAATAAAAGAGGTTTTCAAAATGAAAGAAACAATGATTATTGCAATGAACGAATTAATGAACAACAACTATCGTCATTTTAAAGAAGAAGTAAAGAAAAATTTCTTCTGGGATGATATGAAAGATGTTGTCTTTGAAGTTGAAACTGGCTACGACAGATACAAAGATTGGGGTGGTCAAACTTTTAAAAGTTTTTATAGTGCTTACAAATATGTTCAAAGAATATTTGCTGAAGCTACTAATGTAACTGCTGAGAAATATGAAACTTATGATGAATATGGTGACGACTATTACAAATACAAAGCTGAAGATTATGACGGTTACGAAGATGAAAGAGACGAAATCTATTGTCAAATCAATATGTTTTATGATGATGATGATGATAGAGAATATGCTGAAAATCTTTGTTGGTTTGAAAAAATGGATGAAAATAAAATCCTTTTTAAAAATTGGCTATAATAAAAAAACCGGGAAGCCTTCAAGACTTCCCGTTTTTTGCGTTCCAATATGGATAGATTAAAACAATTTCGTTAGATTCTATTCTTACAAAGTTACAAAAAGTTACAAAGATATGAACAAAAAAGAACAAATCAAAGTGAATATAATAAACGAAAGTATAAAAAGTGAATAAAACAAACGAATATATATGCACGAAATTGTAAGTTTGTTATTACTATACACTAATAATTATTATTTGTCAATGACATAACAATTATTTAATATAGTAAATTTAAAATCCAATGTGGATAGATTTTAAATACAGTTTCATAAAATAAAATTACAAAAATCATTAAATAACTAAATATAAAAGATTGAAACTGTAGCGCACTTATATAATATATCTTTTGTTTAAATTTGTCAATATAAAATCAAAATAAAAAAAGAGAAGTTAAAAAACTCCCCTTTTTTCGTTGCAATTTCCATTTTAGAATAGCTTTGCAGAACAATAAGCTACTATCAATATAAGCCATTTTTATATTTTTGTCAATAAAAAAGAACCCGTAACAGTCAAAAAACTGCTACGGGTTTTATTTTGCACGAAAAATCTTGATTTTGTTTTAATTTTTAAAAATGTTCAAAAGTTTTTTAAATTGTTCAAATTCTTTTGAAATCTGTTCAATAATTTTCAAAATCGTTCGATTTTTGAACGATTTATTTCAAAATTTGAATGATTTTTTCAAAAAATTACTTAATTAAATAATATTTTGAATTGCGGTACATATAATAATAACCTTTATATTTACCGCTTGTAATGTAACAAATAATTGTAAAACGTCGGTCTTTGTCAAGTTGCTTTTTGTAAGCAATTCGACTGTTAATAACTCGTCTATATGTTGAGCCTTTACCGACTACGATTGTTCGATATTGTGATAAGCCTGACTTATTAATTCGAGTGTTAACCATATAGCCCGTTTTACCTTTGTATTTGACTTTGCTCCAACCGTCGCCGACGTCCTTAATAAATTCGATTGTGGCACCTTTCGGAATTTTGGCAATAACGGAACTAGTTTTGCCGATTTTGTCAATATATTTCTTGCTGTAAAGTGGACATTCTAATTTTGTTTTTACTGACTTTTTTGCTGACTTTGCAAAATTCTTGTAACAGTAATTGCCGTCGAATTCTTCACCGCCAATATTTAGTTTACTTGTAAATTGCCAAATATCGCAGTCAAAATCCTTATGGCTTGCATACTGAGCGAGCCAAATGCTGTATTTTGCTTTAAGCTGATTGTAATTAAGATAATTTCCAAACCAATCCGCGTTGGCATATACACCGACTTTGTAGCCTTTCGCTTTTAAGTAATCGCAAAAAATCGTTGCAATTTTGGTGCAAGTTGTCTTACCTAATTTGGCTTGTTTTGCTTCTTCCATATCAATGTAAATTGGTAATTCAAAAGACTTGTTTTTTAGCCACTGTGCGCAAACCTTAGCTTCTTTTTTGGCTTCCTCGATATTCATTGCATATGAATACAAATAAGCGCCTACAAGCATTTTGTGAGCCTTTGCGTTTTTGTAGTTGACTTCAAAAAATGGGTCTTTTTGGCTCGCTACCATTCCGTAACCGGCTTGAATAACAATGCCTTTGACGCCTTTATTTTTCAGCGCTGAGAAATTAACAACGCCGTTCCATCTGCTGACGTCAACCATTAGTGTTTTACTCATTATTTTACCACCCTTTCATAAGTTTTCGCGAAAATATCAGGCTTGCAAGGGTATTTTTCACCTTGCACACCTGTAATAATATAATCGCCTTTTTCTGCTATCATATCGCCCTCAAGCGTATGTATAACAGTTCTTTTTTTCCGCCTTGTGCGCTTGAACAATTACGGGTTTTTTGACGTATTCAGCCATTATTCTTCCTCCTCAGGCAAACCCGCCACGCTTGTAAGTAGTGATAAGATACCCGCTAACAGCGACGCTGAACCGACTGTAAGCCAATCAACCTCGCTCATAACAGCGCTAACACCGACCATAGCTACAGCAGTTTGCGCCACCGTTTTAATCGCGCGTACGCCCGCAACTTTGAGCCATTTTGTCCAATTTCTCATTTTTTACTTCCTTTCTTCTTCTAAGTCGTTAATTCTGTGATTAGCGACTTTTATTTCTTCATCAATCACGGATAGTCTTTCTTCGACTTTATAAGTCCGTTCGACTACTGTGTTGTGTTTATCAACCTTTTTTTCAAGTTCTTTTATTCTATAAGTTGTTAGCCTTGTGTTACAGATAATGCCGATAATTGAGCCAATACCCGAGCCGACTAAGCCGATAAGTGCAGTAATTACATCACTTGACATTTTATATCACTCTCCAATCGCTTTTGGCTCGAAATAAACGTGTCCTAACAAAAATTGATAGTCCGACACGTTTCCGCTTGGAACTCTTAATTTAACTTTGCCGTCTGTGCTAATATATATTTTCGCTGTTACACAATCCGCACCCGCAAGCGTCTTACTTAATGTACAAGCAAAAGTTTGATTTGTTAAAGGAAAATAAGGAGACTGAATATAGGCAATTTCGAGTAGATTGCTAGCACTAATTTGACTTGTAAATTGTAAGCAAAAATCATAATAACATAAGTTATTACGATACTGTAACTTGTTTAATGCTCCGTCAAAATCTGCTGTAACTTTGAGATTTAAAGTCGGATTAATTTGACTAATAGCGTCACAACCGTCAATATTAATAAAATGATTGTATCCGTTAAAACTAATTTGGGCGTCACTAACTGAGCTTAGTACAGCTTTGAGATTCGGCGAATTGAAACTACAATTGTTACAACATATACGTCTTGCGTACGGTTGTATGCCTGTGCCAAATTTAAACACAACCGGAGTTGTTTCACTGTCATATAAATGATAGTTGTTGTAATACGTACACGCCACGAGTGATAAGTCGTAGCTTGTGCGCATTAAATAACCGACTTCATAAGTGTCACATTGACATTGAGTTAAAGAACCAAAGCCAGCAAAATGCTCAAAAAAGATTGAATTTGTTACTTTTCCAGTAAGCCAACCGTGAACCTTGTTATAAAAATTTGTTCCGCCGTTAAAAATACATTTTTGCATATCGACAATAACAATTTCATTAAAATGACAGTCGCTTGTTTGGTTGAAAATACCTCTACTATTCAAAGCGCAATTACCAATGATTGTACCGTTTTGACATATAAACGCACCGCCTTTTTGCACCCAAATGGCAACAGTTTGACAATTTTTAATTAAGAAATTGTCAAGCGTAAACTTAAAAGAATAAATTAAATTAAGTCCGCCAGCTTTATTATTACAATCAAGAATTACATTTGTAAGTAACGTTTTTACGTCATTACGTATATTATTCTTGCCGTCGTACTTAATCATATAATCAATTGTCTTAATTGCTTTCAAAGTTGCCCAATTAAAATTGATTAAGCAAACATTTGTATTTGATAAATCGAGTGTATCGCTAATACAATAAGTTTTACCATTTTGACAAATTAATTGTTTCCCTGATTCAATACAAAAATTGATAGCACTTTGTAAAGCAGTCGTATCGTCATAGATACCATTACCGACCGCCCCAAATTGTTCCGGAGTTACATAACTCAAATCGTGAGTTGTTAAAAATTCTGTTATATTACTATAAGATTTCAAAAAATCAAATTCGTTCATAACAGAAATATTCGATATTGCAACACTAACGTTCGCAATATCAGGCAAATAAATTTCATACAGATTTAAGGTTTCAGCAACATCCAACTTAGTTACAAATGTATGTTTATTTCCGTCAGTTATTGCACCAACTTTCCCTAAATCTGTGTAAGTTCCATCAATTTTAACACCCACATTAAAATCGTTAGTCGCAACATAATCAAAACTTAAATAATAGTTACCTAATTCATCACCTGACAAAACGTCTTTATCAAAAACCCATTTTGCGCGAACTGTGTTATTTGTTGATGTAGTAATTTTATATACACCCTTAAGAAATTCACCCTTATTTTCTTCATTTGTTGAAGAAAAATAGCCAATTTTTTCATTATTGATTTTTTCAATAAAATTATTTTTTGAAAACGAACTAATAATTTCGCTTGCATTTTCAATACTGCTTTTCAAGTTCAAAATTGAATTCATCAAAAATTCATTAACATTGATAAATTCTTCATCATCAGCATACACAACCTTTGTTGTGCTTTCCGTTGCGCCGGTTTCGATAACTCCGCTTGCGCGGTTATTATCAACATAAATAGTTTTTAATGCTGTACAGCCCGCAAAAGTGCCACTTTGTACAGCAGTAACACTATTTGAGATAAAAGCTGTAACAATATCCTTTTGACCTGTAAAAGTTCCCGCGCTGAAGCTTGTCGCGCGAGTTGAATATTTTAGTATTCCGTCAGCTGTAAAAGTAGCTGAATAACCAAACATTGTAGCGTCTGTCGCGTTCTTAATGCCCTCGTCCATATGATTAAGATTGTTTGCATTGATGGGCGTTGATGTGTTCGGGCTGTTCTGCCAATTAATTAAGTCGTACCCCATTGTTTTTCTTCAACTCCTTGTCGTTCAGAACTGGTTGTGCTAGCTGTCACGGATAAACCCGCTGTGCCATTTATAGTTCGATTAAATATAGTTGTTGTAATTTTTTTAATATCGTCTGCGCCTGTGTCAAGTGTAATCGTGTCGCCCGGTTCAAGCCACCACCGACCGAATAAATTTGCGTTAAATGGTCTAAAGTCATAAAAAAGCCAACCACTCAGCAACGAGCCGTTCGGTCTAATTAAATTTGAAATAATAGTGTTTGTCTTGTTAAACGCCGTCAATTTGTTATCACTATCGTAATAATTCTTTTTTTCTTTAGTCGCAGAAACATTTTTAATTTGTACATTTTGCGTTTTACCTTTGTTATACGGAAAACGTGCATTTGTAATACTTGCAACAGTATAACTTTCAAACGTTAAATCTGTGTAGTATTTAACCTCGTAAGGAACTAACTCCATACCCGCTTGCGGTAATCTTAGTATTTTAATCGTGCCGTTTCCTGTGCAGTACGCAAAATGTGCAGTAATTTCGCAATAGTTTTCTAGCAATTCTAACGCTGTTAATTTTCTATCACAAATATCCTCAACAAGTTGATAACTTAAATCTAAAGTGTAATTATCGTCACTACCGTATATACTCGTATCAAATGTTATTCCGTTAGATTCTAATATATCTACTAACGTTTCCTTTAAGTCTTTAATTGTGATTTTTGGCGAATGATACGCCATACCATAGAACCAATTATAAACATTTATCTTGCTAACTTGATAAAGCTTATCGTAAGCAATAATTTCGCGAACGTTTCTGTTCTGTTGTCGTTTACTGCTGTCGATTATGCCTGTAAAGATACACGCGCGAACCGGAACAAGCTTACACGGATACAAATTTGACGCGGGTGAATCTACAATTTCCGTTTTTGGGTAGAGTGTATTTGATGGGTATAATTCATCAATATATTTTTGATAAATATACACTTTAATTTCGCGACCGTTTAACTCGTCGTCAACACCAAATACGCTAATGCTCAATTGTGACGATATGCACCCGCCAAATTTTAGAGTGCTATCATCACAAATAGAATTCGTTAATTCTAACGTATCAAGCAAAATATTTTCACTCGTTAGCGTTTTGGTTTTTTTGTCGGTGAACTCAATTAATAAATCAATTGATACAGTATTATCAAGCAATTTTTGTTTTATTGCTAAATCTTCCGTCGTATCATTGCTAAACATATACATATACATTCACCGCCTTAATATTCGATTAACTCAATCGTAATCGGATTATACTGAATATCTTTGCTTGTGCTGTCAACGTCCATTATTGTATATTCGACATCAGCAATATAAAAATAACCTGTTTTGTATGTGTTATCCTCGTCGTTCCAGTACGTCACCTTGCATTTACGTTGTGCAGAATTAACCATACCGGCATTAATTACGCTTTGCATTTTAATTTTTTCGTTCAAGCTTAAAATGTGAGTTGATAAATTAATGCTTGTCTTTGTACTGTTTAACGTCTTACGCTGTAAAGTACCTGTATTATCCCTATCAGCTGAACTTTCAAGGCGTTGATTTGGCGTTGAGGAGTACTCTAATATGTAAGCATTAGGAAAAACCTTGTCGCCGAATTTCAATAAATATCCTTTGTAATTTGCCATATCAACACCCCTTTCAAATTAATCTTGATTTACCGTTGTGGCGTTTTTTATCAAGTTCATTTTGTCTAACCATTTCTTCAAATAGTTCTTTGCCGTTCAGCTTTGCGACGAATTCGTAACTATTACCGCCGTTATTTCTAAAGACCATTAGCAATTCATACAACCGTTTTAAATACGCCAAAATTTCCGCTTGTGTCGCTGTATCTGTACTATTATTGTTATTAATAATACTTTGCAATTTGTTGAGCGGTGCAACTACTTCAGGATTGCCTGTGCTTGCTCCCACATTATCACCAACAACCGCGAGAGTTGGAGCCTTAACAAGTCCGCCTTTCGCCAATTTCGGTATTTGTGGAATATCAAAACCGAATTTTTTACCGCCAATCGCGGGAACCCATTTCGGAACGTCAAAACTAATCTTATTGACGCCTTTAATTAGCGTGTTAAGTCCATCAATCAAAAAATTAATTGGTGCCTTAATAAAGCTAATAATGCCGTTAAACAAGTTCTTGAACCATTTACCGACACCGGTAAACGCTTTTTTAATCGCATTCCACGCACCTTTGAAAATGTTTCCGAACCACTCAGAAACGCTTGTAAACGGTGCTTTAATTCTGTTCCACATTCTGCGCATTGTTTTTGATACACTCTTATTTTGTGAATTAACGCCAATTAAAAAGCCTTGTGCGGTGTAACGTCCGATTTTTTGCATTACCTTTGACGGTGAGTGTATGCCTAGTGTTTTCTTTGCTTGGTTTATGTATTTTGTTGCTAATTCATTTTTGTTCGTTACTAGCTTTTTTGTGTATTCATTTGTTCCCTTTTCAAAGCCAAGACAAACATTTTCACCCGATTTTTTAGCTTCTTTTTTTAGCTGTCCTAAAGATTTTTTAGTGTTCTTTTGCACATCATCAAGCGAAATTAAACCTTGATTGTAAGCAAGTAAAACTGCTGACGCGTCTTTATAGTTACCGTTCAATACACCTTGCATTTTTGAAAGTTCAGTTGTTTTTGTTTCAAGTTTGGCGTAACTAGCTAACGCGTCCTTGTAAGGTTTTTCAACTTTTGATAGTTGTTTAGTGTAGCTGTTAAGCGTTGCTACTGCTCCTTGATACTTTGTATGTGTTGTCAAGTACCCACTATCTGTACCATATGAATTTGGTTCACTGTTTTCATACCATATTAATGTATTTTTCAGTCTTTTAACTTTTTCGTCTTGCTTTTTGAGCTTTTGAATGTATTTATCGTAATCGTTTTCGGCTTTGTTTAGTTCGGTTTTTGCCGATATTTTTGATTTCGTTGTTGTTGTTGCTAAATCGCTAATGGCTTGTTGATTAGCTAAATTCTTGTACTGTTCGATAGTCTTTTTAATTTCGGCACGAATAGTTTTTTGATTGCCTTTAAGCTTAATTGTGCCGTTTTTAGACACTTGAACATAATTGTTCCACACCTTTGCAAAATTCGGAACGTTGTCTTTAAAGTACTTAACGATAGTGTTAAGTTGTCCCGCTTCCTCAGGTGTTAACGTTGCTTTCTTTAACAGTTCATCAAGCTTTTTTTCGTACCCGTCAATTAAAGCGTTATCGGTGTAAACCTTGTCCAAACTGTCCATAGTTTCCGTTAAGGTTGTTTCTATATTATCTTTAGCTTTTTCCAAATTGGATGAAAGTTCATCTATTTTTTTCGCGAATTTTCCCGCTTCTGAGGCGCTCCAAGTCAGCTGATTATATGTTCGTACAGCTGTAACAATAGCACCAATAGCTGACGCAAAGCCGAGAAAAACAGCAACAGCGGGATTTTTATTGATGAAATTAAAAAATAGACTAATAGCGCCCCTAACTTTATCAATTCCGCTTGCGATTGTTCGTCCCGCTTTAAATACTACAATAGCAGTACCGACCGCACCGAGCGCACCCGCAATCGCACTAATATCGCCAGCACTCATACCGTTTATAACCTGACTAACAAAATCTAAAGCGTCGCCGAGTGCTTCAACTAATTTCGGAACTGCTTTTTCAATTGTCCATTTCGCAAGAGGTAACAAGACATCTTTATAAGCTGTTTTCAACTTTTCGCCAATCGCTTTTAGTAGCTTTCTAAACGCGCCTGTAAGCTTTTCGATTGATGACATAATCGGGTACAAGTCGAGATTTTCGAGCCAATCAAGGTGAATTTTCGACATATCAGCCACCCACCCCGTTATATCTTCAACAATACCGAGAATATCACGCCAAATTTTCTTACCCAATTGGTTCTTGTTCCAAGCGATTGTTATACGCTGTCTTAGCGCTGTAACTGAGTTATTACAGTTGCGTATAATCTTTAAAATATTAGTCCAAATTCTAACGCCTGTTCCGTCGCTCCATACTTTGCCGAAATCGCGCGCTATAACGTCAATTAGACGAATTAAGCTGTTAACCCTATCCATAATAGATTGGATAACCTCGTCGCCTAGTCCGCCTTTTTTCCACGCTTTAGTAAAAGCTTCTGCAATTAAGCCTATATCGTCAATACAATGTTTTAGTAATCGACGTATATTAGTTAAAATCTTATCGCCTGTGCCGTTTTTCCAAACCTTTACCCAAGATTGACCGATTGTACTTACTGCGTCTTTGATTTTGCCAAAGGTATTCTTTATACTGTTAACAACGTCACGATACTTATTTAAAGCCTTGTCAATTGCTTTATTGCTCGTTTTTGGCTTGCCTGAAACCGTGCTAGAAGGTGTTGAATTGTTAGCGATTGAACCTGTACCGCTTGCGCTACTACTTGTTAACACGTTCAGCTTATCAAAACCCGCAAGGCTTTTTTTAGCTTTTTTCGCACTATTAGAAATGTTCTTAATCGCGTCAGAACTGTTATTAGCTTCATTTGTTAAGCTTGAAGCTGATTGAGTAGCTTTGTCGATTGAATTAGAAGTGCTTTCACTACTTGTATTTCCAAATACGTCGTTCATAAACGATTTGAATTTATCAGCTAATGAAGTAACGCGTCCTAACAAATCGTTAATCATTCTTAAAACGGGATTTAGCGCACTAATTAAGCCTTGACCGATTGTAGCTTTTAAACTTTCAAAGCGTAATTGTAAAATCCTAGTTTGGTTAGCCCAACTATCCTGAGTTCTTGCAAAGTCGCCTGTTGCATTCTTCAATTGATTTTGCACAAAAGCAAAACGCAAGCTAACTTTTTCGGCTTCCGTCATTGCACTCGTTGTTTTTCCGTAACCGTTTGCAAGCGCATAACTGTCAAGCGCGGTTTGTGTCATTACAATGCCTAAATCTTTTAGCGTTTCAGTTTCACCGCTGAACACCGATTTTAACTTTGTATATGCTTCGTCTTGTGAAATGTTATAAAAAGACGCTACGTCACCGGCTAAGCCTGTAAGCGCTGTTGACATATTATAAGCTTGTTTTTCGCTGAATCCAAACGCTTCCGCCATTGAACCGAACGTGCCGACATACTTTTTAGCCATTGTTTCAGATAAGCCAAATTGTGCGCTTGCACTTTTCGCCCACTTGTCAACGCTTCCCGACATTGATTTAAATGTTACGTCAACAACGTTTTGTACTTCTGCCAAGTCCGAGCCTAAGTCAATACAGCTTTTACCCATTTTGGCTATAGCTTGTCCGATTTTGCCGACTGCAATTGCGCCGATTGCTATATTAATTTTTTTAGTCATTGAACTAAAAGAATTTGCAATTTTTGCGCCCGCGTCGTTCGCGGTGTTTTGCATATTTCCAATTGATTTTTCAAAAGGTTTTTTGTTTAATATTAAATCAATTCCGATTTGTCCTACACTTGTCAATTCTCGTCCCCCTTTCTCAAAATCTGTAAAAAAATAGCGCATATCATAAGATACACGCAAAAGAAAAGCCACCCGAAGTGGGTGGCTACTGTTTATTTAATTCAAGGTTTCTTTGTTCCACAACCGCAAGAGCCGACATAATTCGCGTTAATTTTACCGCAATTCGGACATTTCCACTCATTGTAGGATGGTGTTCTATTTTCGTTAAAATCTTTTTTAAGTATCTTAACCTTTTCACTTTTTGCTCTTTCCATAGCTTTCAAATCTTCCAAATGCTCCAAGATTGTACCAATACCCGCAAAAATCAAAACAAATAAACCTGTTTCAATCCACGTTGTTAACATTGCTAAAACGCTAAAACCGCTCAGCGCTTGATTACCGTTAACAATACCGCCGATAATGCCTAAAATAGCAAAAACAACCGCTAAGACTTTAAATAAACCGCTTTTCATTTTAAAATTCCCCTTTTCAAATAAATTACACCTATTATATAACAAAAAATATAAAATTGCAATATTTTTATGACATTTGTATAAAAGCGTTTTTCATTTGCTCGAGAAATTCTGCCGTCTCGTCTTGTGTCTTTTCGCTCGCTTCCTTTTTCATTCGCTTCCGTCTGTAGTCGTTACGAATTTTATGCTGAGCGGGCGTAAATGTTGCTAATACGTCTTTGTCTGTTTCAAGTCTGATTTGCACTAAATGCGCAAGGCTTGTGTTCGCTCCCAAACCCGCTAGGAGCGAAACAAATTCGCTCCAAGGCATTGTTTGAAATTCTTCTGAACGGATTGAAACCCCGTATTCCGAGCGTAAAGAAGATATGATTGTATCAAAATCTTCTATTAAGTCGTAACCGGGGTCGCTGTTTCCCCCTCGTCATCAGTAGAACCCGAAACAAGTTCGATTGCGGACGCGATAACTTGTGCGAAATCGTCAAAATTAAGGTTCATTTCTTCAATTTCTTTTTGAGATTTTTCGTCAAACATTAGCTTGAAAATTTCAAACAAATCGTTGTTAGTTGGATTTTCAAATTTTGGTAACACTTTAAGCATTGTAATTGCTCTATCGTTTACCTCAATTTCCTTATCTCTAATTTTAAGTTTTGGCTTCTCGTCAAAATTTAGCTTGTCTGTAATATCAACAATTTTACTCATTTTGTTACTCCTTATTGTATATTTATGCGACCGGTGTTACTTTTGGCGCGCCGTTGCTCATTACTTCAAATTCAAGCGGTGCAATATCGCCAGTTTCGCCACTACCGTTTGATGTTACGTTGATTACTGCATTTGTAAATTCAACTGATGTACCGTCAGGGAAAGTCCACTTAAAGTCTGTGTATAAGTCTCTACCGTTCTTCATTGCTAAATTCGCAATATAATCATTACCAACGTCACCAATGTTACGTTTACCGCTTACAGTAATAGTTACACCCTTTGTTGTTGCTAATCTACTAACCCAACCTTTTTGGTCAAATGCGTTATACTCCTGTACGCCGTTATCAAAAGCCACGCTGTAGCCTGTCATATCTGCAATGCTTGAATATGTACCCGCTGAGCCTGTTTTCACTTGAAATTGGTTTTCATAGCAAGGGTAAATGCCTGTAGTCTTTGCCATTTCTTTTTACTTCCTTTCAAAAAATAATTTGAACTCAATAACACGTTCGTATACTGTGCAATCTGTTCCGACATCAATCGGTTCAGGCACTAAAAGTTGTATCATATATACTTTACTGTCATTGATTGTTACATTTTTGATTGTGCGCAATTTTTCAAATAAATTACGCGCATTTACTTCTGTTTCGTTCGCGTTTTCGTTCCAATGTACCAAAACCGACACGGCTATAACATCAAAAGATAAGTCCGCCGAGCCGATACCGCGTAAGGGTTCACCGCTTGTCTTTAATGTGTACACGCCAACCGATTTTTCTTGCTTGTCGTCTAAACGTCCGATATAAAAATGTTCCGCGTCAATTAAAGTCTTTAGCCAATCGCGAACGTTAGATAATGTTATCATAAATTAGTCAACCCTTTATAAATTTTTGCAAACGCTTCGTTGCAAAAATTCTCATATTTTCCGCCTTGCAACCACGGTTCGAGCCATTTACCACCCGCATTTTTATTTTCTTTTGTGGAAAAATTATATTCAGGGTGATAATATAAGCGTCGCGCGTAAGGCGTCGTCGAACTTATCGTTGTTTTTCCTTGCGCTGATTCTGAGTAGTCCGCAAACGTGCTTTCGTTTTGCAAATTACCCGTATCAAACGGCATTACCTGATTGTTTTTAATCTCTGTTAATAACGCGTCAGTAGTTTGTTCAAGCGCTGTTACGCTCGCGGTGTCTAGCTTGCGTATAGCGCTTAAATTCAACTTAACCGTTGATGTTACATAATCACTCATTACGCCACGTCCAATTCGACAAAATTAACTGAGCCGTCAGGATTTCGAGCCTTGACGCATTGAATAATATCGCGTTTAACGCCGTTAATAACGACATAGCCCGAACTAATAGTGTTGTTCGGGCAAAAGTCAAACGGGATAAGCAACACGCCTGTTGCCTGTACTTTCTTCCTATCTGCCGTATAAACCGTTTTTATCTTATCTTGATAATTACAGTATAACGGTGCTAAACGCTTTAAATCGGACGGTATAAGGTCATTACGCGGGTATATTACGCGACATTCGTAAATAACCTTGGGTGCGCCGTCCTCGGTCAAGCCTTCCCCGTACACGACAATTTCAAAAGGTGTCTTGCAAAATTTCTTTAATATTAATTTAGGAAATTTCATTTAATCACCTCAAATTGCGGGATAACACAATCCTGTTGTTTTTAGCAAGGAAAATAATTCTTGCGGAATAGCCACACCGCTAACACACATTAAATTCCAACTATTACCGAACGACATTGAAACGCCGTTAATTGAATAGTTTTGCAAGTAAGAATTAATCAATTCTTCATTGTCGCGATAGAAATTAGTTAATCTGTTATGTACGTTGCTGACAATATCTTGCTGATACGTTGTAAGCTTATCAAATCGAATTCGGTTATAAGTCAAAATATCAATGTGCATTGCGGTTGTAATCTCTGTTGTGTCGTCTGTTTTGGCTCGAATGTAATCGGCATACATTAGACTACTGCTGTAGTATCTACGTCAACATAGATACTATCAATTTTACCGTCTTTGCCGTTAGGCATAATAAAAGTATCTGATAAAGAACGGTTCTGGTATAGATAGCCGTCGCCTTCTGTATGTGAACCCGGTTCAAAGAAGTAAATACTTGAAATCTTCGGCACGGTCTTACAAGTTTCCATACTAGCTACTAGCACGTTAATCTTGTGTGAACCTGTTTTTGGTTCAAAACCGCCGTTTTCAGGTTCCCAATTAAAAGCGTCATAAAAGCGCTCGTCGTCGATAACTTCCATTACAACAGTACCGTCAATATCTGTAACTCTTGTTTCGATACCAACGCCACCTTCCGCAATCTGTGTCATTTCGATTTTTCTTGTAAAATCTGTACTTTGTTCGAGCGCGTCCATAATTTCACTTGTAACATATGCGATAAGTGAGCCATTCTGTCTATATCTGCGTAGTTTGCCCGCGCTTAGAATGCTCTTTAGCTTGCCAAATACGTTAGTTTTAGTCCATTCACTCGCTTTAGTGCTAGAGTGATAGCCTTCAAGTGTCTGTGCCTTTGTCGCAACGCGTTCAAAAAATAGCGCGTCCGCTTCCGGCACAACCTGTGTTGATTCGAATGTTTTTGAAATATTTTCAACGCTTGCGGTTGCGTTTGTTTCGTCAACGTCTGCAACGTCAACGCTAAAGGAAACGTCTCTGTCGTGCTGACAAGTAAACGGAACATCTGTCTGTGTATATACACCCTTGTTCCAACCGCCGTTTCTGTTATGGTTCTTATAGCCTGATACACTCATCTGTGTAAAGTGAAAAGTTCTTGCGCCAACCCAACGAACGTTTGAAGTCACAAACGGTGATGTTAGCGCGCCCTGAATTAGAATTTCAATCAGTTCAGGGCTGAACTGTTCTGCATAATTATTCTTGTTTGGCATAATTTACGCCTTCCTTTCTTTTTAGTAGTTAAATTTGTTCCATTTTTTTGTAGGAACTGTTTTTTGTCGCTGTCTTGGCTCTGTACCTTCACCATTACCGCCGATTTTATGAACGCCATTTGCGCCGTTGTCGTTCTGCTTTTTAAATTCCGGTACCTCGTCAAGTACTTTTTGAATTGCTGATGTTAGCTTTTCACCGTCAATTTTGCCGTCTGCTGTTGCGTCTGCAAAATCGGCAAGCTTTAAAATATAAGGCACTTTCGCAATATCGACGCCTAGCTTAACAGCTTCAACAGTTGCAAGCTGATTGACTTCCGCAGTTAAACGCGCGTTGTTAGCTGTTGTCAAATCATTCTGCATTTGTTCAAAATTTGGTGTGTTCTTTGCTTTTTGTTCTTTGAAGGTAGCTATCGCTTGCTTCACTTCTTCTTGTGACAAGCCTTGCTGTTTAAAATAGTTCTTCAACACTGTATCTTCTGTTACTGTCTGTTTGCCATTAATCAAATCCGCCAGCTTCTGATAGTCAATTTCAATTGGCTTCGGTTCGTTTGGTTTTGGCTCTGCTGGCTTAGGTTCTGTTGGTGTTGGTTCGTTTGGCTTTGGTTCTGTGTTAGGTTCTGCCATTTTTCTTCTTCCTTTCAGTTTTTCGTGTGTCTCACGTAATCAGTTTATAGAGTGTCTCTCTAATTCAGTTTTTCGCGGTGTCTCCCGTAGTTTAACGCCTTCGGGCAATACGTTATAAAGACTTAGATTTTGCTGTTTTTGTTGCCTTTTTTGGCTTTTCTTTTGCCTTTTCAGCTTCTTCTGTTTCAGCTTCTGTTTCAGCTACAACGTAATCTAGCTTTATAAGTTCTTCTGCGCGTGCTTCTGAACATTCGTACACGTCATTAACTGCGCGTGTTACTAAATCATTCTGTAAGTCGTTAAATTCCTTAATTACTTTTACTTTCATTATTTTTCACCACCTTTCATTGATTATAGGTACATTTACCATTGTAAAATGCCCCACATTCAGCCTTCACACATTCCATTGGTTGATGAATAATCTTTGTCACAATATCAGTACCTGTGTTTAGATTATCATCACTAAGATGATATGTTTCTTTTTGAATTGTGGTTTCTGTCTTATCTCTATAAGGACAAATCATATTTTCACCACCCTTTTAAGCATTAAAAAGCACCTTGAATAAAATTCAAAGTGCTTAGTAACAAACATTATTCAATTCTAGATAACCGAGTTCGTACACGTCTTTATTTTGATTTATACAATTTTCGATTATTTCGATTATTTCTTTATCTTCCAAACTCACCGCGAGCGGAATTGTCGGAAAATCGTCGTTAAACTTCTTTTTGTATTCATTATACATTTTTTGTAGCTTATTTTCCATTTACTTCACCTTTTTTAAAATCGTTAACATTGCGTTATAGCTGTTTGGTAAATACTTTTTGACATATTCTAACTCACTACCGCCGTTTACTTCCGCGCTCATAATGTTCGCCCACATTTCAGACGACGCGTCAAATATTCTATATTCCATCATAGTTTTATTAAGATTACTTGCGTCAAATCCCAATTCTTTGTACACTTTTTGGATTTTTCTGTGTTCTTTCACCCTTTTGGCATACATATAATTCCCGTTGTAATATTTGTCGCCGTGTCCCCATCTTATTCTTTCACCAAGCAAACCGTCGATAGCGTCTTGCACGCCCATACTTGCGTCGTGTTCAGAGAGTTCTTTTCTTAATTCATCATTTAAATTCTTTTGTAACAAAACTTTGTCTTTTCGCACAGCTTCAAGAAATTCATCTGATGAACTCGCAATTCTAGTAATTATACCGTTTTGATATTTAGTATTTTTTAAAATTGTGTCAACTTCATTAAAATGTAAGCCTTCGAATTCTGCTTGTCTATCAAAAAAATGTGCGTACTCGTGCGCTAATGTGCTAAATTTGCTTTTTCCATTGTCGATATATTTCTGCAAAGGAAAATTAAAATCTAATATATTTTCACTAGTGCGATAACATCCTTTTCTATTTGGTCTAATTTTATTAATTTTATCAGCATATTTTGTATATAATTTTTTAACAAAATCGTTTTTTAAATTAGATAAAAGCTTTGTAAAAGCGTTATAATCAGTTTCATTCATAGCGCTTTTAAGTTTTGTTGTATTTTCTACAATTTTATCTAGATTAATTGTATCATTTTTGCCGAATTTTTCAAGCGCTTTTTCGTATTTTTCGCGTTTTTCTTTCCATTCTTTTGCGCGTGCTTCTGCTTTTTGCTGATTGTTTTTATCAAGGCTATATTTTGCTATTCTATTAAAGCGTTTTTCTTGCCTTTTCGCGAATTTAAGCTTGTTTTCTACTTCTTCGCGCTGTTCCATCTCGTCCAACTCGTCAGCGTTGACGGGTTTTAGAGTTGTAACGCCTTTATAGTATGTGCTTGTACTATCCTTACACCGCGGATGAAACAAACCACCCGAAATAGCACTACTCAATAGCGGATATTTCTCGTTGTCTTTAGTCCTCGTACCGCCTGAATAGACATCATCAACAAATAAGTGACCGATATACTTTGCGCACCGAGGGCAACCGCCTTGTCGTGAATTAACAACAACTAAAGATAAACCCCATTCGGCGCGTTTCTGTCCTTCGCCGTACAGATAAGCGCGTTTATTCGCTGTCCTTATAGCCATATCCGCATAATCTGCAAGCGTATGACGTGCGCCGTTCTTGTACTCTACGCAGTTCAAACCCGCTTGAAGCATATCCCGGCAAGCCATATCGACCGCTTTTTCGTACGTTCCCGCGCCCGAATTTGCATAAACTTGCGCGGAAAAAATTGCTTTTCGGTATTTATCGTTATACATTCGTAATATAGCCGTTTCAGCGGTTTTCATATCGTTTGTAGTCGCAGTTATAAGCGCGTCAAGTTTCTTCTTGTTAATCTTAAAGAATTCGCCTGACGTCCCCTTTTTTGGCTTGCTTATTTTTGCGCCTTTTTTAATTGCTTCAAGTATTTTTAATTCTTGTTCAGCTTCGCCGTCACTCATAGCGCGACTAATCATTTCGTTAATCTTGCTATTGAGTGACCTAAACTTTTTCCCGTATTTGTCCGAATTGGTCGCCCTGAATTCTTCAAGGCTTTCAAGCTGTTTTGCTTGCCATTGCGTCCAATTATAACCTTCTGCGGTTTCTTCCGCGCGGTGTCGAGAAAAATTGCGTATCATACTTTCGATTAATTCGTTTTCGATTGATTCAAACGCTTTTTTAATATTATAATTCATAATTACAAGTCGTCAATTTCGGACGTTTCGTCGAGTGTTGCAACGCCCTGTTCTTGCTTAATTCGCTGTACTTCCTCCGCTTTCCAGTCGTCGCATTTACTGTCGCCATATAATTCGTTTACAGCGTTTTCAATGCTCATCACACCGTTTTGACGCGCTTTTCCGACTGTTTCGACTTGGCTTTCAAAGCTAGGGTTAGCATACTCACCGAAATTAACCGCCACGTCTAAATCGTCAGGAACACACTCTTTGTTGTTAATTTCATTGTACGCGCTCAAAACAGCTTTAACCAAAGTTGGTAGCGTGTTTTCAAGCAGTTCAACAAAATTTTGGCGTGTGTACAATGTTGTTTTTTCTTTTTCTCTCTGCGCTTCTGCATTATCAAGTTTCTTTGTGTCAATTCCCAACGTACTAGGACTTAAAACACCTTGTAAGCATAAGTCAAGCGCGGTGACGTAAGAACTCAAATAACTTTCGTGTTGAATTGAAGGTGATTCCGTTTTAACGCTGTTCGTGCCGTTTTCGCTCATATCCGCGCCGATTGCGATAAAACGGTTGTCAAACGGATTTGGTGGGATAGGCTCGCCTGTGTTCGGGTCGCGTGGAACAAGCGGGTCGGGTAGGTACGTCCTTGTTCTGCACGCTCTCAATGCGTCCATCCATTGCGACCAAACCTCGTCTAAGCTACTAAACGCGTTTTCTTTGTTGCTGATAAGTCCTTGACCGCGTCCCGGATAGAAGCTATCACCGTACACGACTGGCACCGCCCACATATAAGATTTGTTAAACGTAACGCCGACGCCGTCAATCCAACTAAGCGCGCTTACGGTGTGTAAGTCAACCTCTGCGCCGTTGTCGTCATATAAAGCATAGTTAATATAACCATATCCATACGTTTCCTCAAACATATAACGTTTGTTTTTTTCAAAGTATTCAGTATAAAACTTTACTTCTCTGATGTGTCCGCGCACATATGTAAATTTGACCTTCTCGGACGGGTACCATTCGATAATTGGCAAGTCTGATATATCAGTATCAAACGAGATTTTAAAAGCGCCGTCGCCCACAATAGCTATATCGCGTATTGCTTTTTTTAGCGTTTTGTTAAATTCGTTTTTGGCTTCAATTTCTTCCCACGTGTCCTCAAATGCTACTGTGTTATTATCGTGTATTTCAATTCCGTTATAATCGCTAATAATGATATTTGTAATCGTATCAACAATTAATGCGGGTAATGCCACGTGAAGCTTTTGAATTTCTTGTCCGCGTGTAGGTTTAGCACACCAAAACATTGTTTGCGGTACATCAAGCGTATTATATAAGTCGCGTAACTGTTCGCTTTTTCCCCAATACCAAATTCGGTTCTTTGCGCAGTCTGTCGCGTGGTTTATTTTTTCATCAATTGTTATAACTTTATCCGACGCGGGATTTATTCGTAAAAAACTACGCATACCGTGTCTTATTTTATTTGCCATACTGTCAAATAACTTCATTTCTAACCACTTCCAATTTTTTCTTTAAACGGTAGCCAACCATACTGCGACGAGTTAATAAAATGGTCGTGACCGTCCTCGGGTGTGTTGTCTTTATCCTCTAGCCAAGAATATAATTCATATTCTTGTATCGTATTTGTGCAATGCTCAACAATGTAGTAACAACCTTTTGCAAACCAACCCAATAACAAATTAATTCTATCAATGATTTTTGTCTTTTTGAATGCATTATAAAAGTTATAAGCACAACCGTTCTTGCGCTTATACTTGTTCAATTCTGTTATTGTTGCTTGGTCTGCGCTATCTATGTAAACATTGCGAGCGAACCCCCATTCGTCCCGATTTCGTTCCAAAAAATCTACATAATTTTGGGCTATATCGGACGGCGCGAGTGGTTCTTCTAACTCTGCGTTGTTATATTTCTTCTCGTCAAGCTGTATGCATTTACCTTTGTTCGTAATACCAAAGAACGTCATTGCGACCGTATCAGGCGAGGACTGAGAATAAGCTGTGTCAAGTCCAGATGTAAAATAAATAAAATGTTCTTTGCATCTGTCAACTGTCAAGAACTGTTGCGCCCATTTCTTTGTTACAACGTGAATTTTTCTATCAAAATTACTAAAAACTAAACCCGTCGCGCGTCCTCGTTCGCCCAATATCTTGTTTTTGTATAATTTTGTTCCGACCGGAACGTTTAATTTAATTTGTTCAATTTTTTCTTTCGATAGTCCGAAATTGTCGTCGAAAGAAAAGAACCAGTGAACCCAATCGGGTTTTGGTTCTTCACATAACATATTTAAAATTGTTGTCGGCGTGTCTTTTTCGTATTTTTTGACGGGTCGAGCGCAATTTATATATTCTTTGTAAACGGGCAAATTTGGGTCGTCAGGGTTCAAAGTTGCCATAAAATAATCACAACGCATTGAAGCTTCACGAACAAAATCAATATCGGCGGTGTTAATTTCGTCGATATACAAGCAACCATATTGACCGCCTAGCGCCTTTTGCCATTTCTTTTTATCGCCGTAGCCCATCACATAAACGACTTTATCGCCTTTTCTCGTGTGATAAAGGATGTGTGGAATTTTCTCGTCCTTGGTGCCGTTACCGTTATAAACTGTAAGCGCTCCAAAGTCGTCAATAATGCCTAAATCTTTATTGATAATATTCTTTTCAGCTGTTCCCGTATCTTTTGACGCGATAATGTGATATTTTTTATCACTTTGCGCAATTTTAAGAAAAAATTTAAATATTCCGACCGTGGTTTTTCCCGCCGCGGTGGTACCTTCCAAAAATTCGACGGGTGCTTCATATCTGATAAAATCTTTATATTTCGGTGAAAGAATTAAATCAGGCATTTTTTAACAACTCGAATAAATTTTCACGATAAAAGTTAAATAACTCTATATCGTTTGAAATCAAAAATTGTTCAATTTTTGGATTTTCGTTGAGGTTAGAAGAAGTTTCTACAACATAGTAATTACCTTTCGCAGTTTCCATCAATATTATTTTTGAATGGTTCTTAACTGACTTAATTTCCCATTTTGTTTCTTCACATACTTGCTTAATTAATTGAATGTAGTTATATTTTCCCTTGTCCGTTTTGCTTTGCATATCACTTGTGTAAAATTCAGCTTCTTTGATTTGTTCAGCCAAACAAGCGCCGTAAATTTTTTTAAAGTGATTTTTTCCAATTCGGAAAGTTGAACAATACATTTTTTCAATCGTTTCTTTTTGTGCAACACTTAAAATAATCGCGAGTGAACTAAAACCACCCGCGACGCTTATTAATGTGAAAATTTCATCAGTTGCGGGCATTTTCCCGTTTGTAACTGCGTTAATTTCTTTACCAATGCTAAATTTATGACGTTTTTTGCTTTTTAAAATCGTTAATGCTGAGTTACAAAAACTATTCATTTAATTGCTCCAAAATTTTATCTAGTTTTGTTGTTTGTGTTTCAATATTTCCACTAACTTCAACTTTATTCAAATATTCACCCGTCATTTTGTTAAGCGTGTCAATTGCTTTGATAATATCGCCTGTTCCTTCCATATGTGATTTATTTCGTGCAATATCAGACAAAACCGCCTGTCGTTCTTTTGCACTCATAATTCGTTTGTCTTGCATTTCCTCGCTCAATTCTTGTATGTATTCAACCACTAGCGAATTTTCTAGTAGTAGATAACTTTTTGATTTTGCGAATTTCTCTGAGTAACCCGCCTTTACCGCGCTTTGCGAAACGTTACCGCTTTCGACGTAGTATTCAGCGAATTTCTTTTGTCTTATATTTAACTTGCTTTTATCTTTTGACACGCGGTAACACTTCCTTTCTGTCCGCTTATTTACTGACTTTTTTAACTTGCTTGTAATTTCTTTAGACGCAATAAAACCCGCTTACTCTATGATGTAAACGGGTCATACTGCCTAATTAACGAATAAGAGGTGTTTCAAATGGTTAATTATTTATCAAATTTAAAGGGGAATAAAGCAGCACATAAATCTTTTATCGCTCTTGCTATGCTATCATAATAACACGATATATAGTGAATTAAAATGGCTAATTTTAGGAATTTAACACTTTTTCAAATTCAATCAATGCAAAACCGTGCAATCTGTACACCCAACGTTTTGTAAACTTCTCTTTCTCGGCGACTTCATCCCAAGTCAAGTGGCATATGTAGTAATCTGTCAACACCGCTTTGTGTCGTTCGTCTGCAAGCTGTTGAATTAGTTTCCTTGCTTCCGTCTTTGCGTCGAATAGCTTGTCTATTTCCTCGTTGATTTGATTTTGGAGTGTTACAATCTTGTCAATAATCTTCGTGAAGTCGCCACCCGAACCCGAACTTTGTACGCGCTCGGATTCGCTTTGTGGACTAACTTGTAATGATTTCGCACGCCAATATTCAACTTCGTTCTGCTTAGAATTAATAGCTGTGTCGGCTATTCTGAGTTGATTTAAATAATCTTTAGCGTTCTTTGTCGTCATTTTCTTCACCTTTTGTAAAAATTGGTTCTGCTAGCTTGTTAAGTATCGCACCGCCTAATAGCAAGCCTGACACAATCCATACCATAAGCGGTACTTCGATTTCATTTGCGCTAAGTATAGTTATCGTCATTATCCACACGATTACACCAGATACGCTCAAACGTCACCAACTTCTTTCTTTCCGTCCTCGCTGAGAAAACAAAGTAACTTTTCGCACATTGCACCGAGTTGGACGGCTTCGCGAATTGTTTCAGTTACAGCAGACTGCAAACAATTTGTGTTAATTACTAACCTTTTATTTTGGTTTCTTCTGACGTCGCCCCACATCTGTTCGACTGCCATTCTTACAATATTAATTTGTTCCGTCATTTCCTCGTATTCTTCATACAGCACCGCAAAGCCTTCGTGTGTGCTGTGAAATAACGCGTTGTTCTTATTTGCCTTATTTAATTCACTAATAAACATTAACCTTACATCTTCTTTGCTAACTGAAAAACTCATTTTTTTGACTCCTTTTCGTCCAAAATAATAACCGTACATTCTTCAAAATTGCTTTTATTTATACTCTTATATGTACAGACTTTCCATCCCGCTTCGTCTAATTCATCAAGAATTTTTGCCGGTATAAATATATCGTTGCTAGCAATTTTTTGTTCAACAATACAATGTTCATTCTTTGAAATAAACGCGTTTCTTTTTCCACACATCTCAATAAGACTATTAAAAAAGTCGCGCCATCTTTCTTCCGTAATTTTTTCAGCTGTAATAAATTCCATCTTTATTCCTCGCTTTCTTTCGCTACAGTGTGCCAACAGATTTTACAGCGTTCGCAATCCATTGAGAATAACTCTCCGCAATATTCCACCAATCCTAACTTCGCACAACAAATATGCGGTATTCCGTTTTTGGCTTTGACCGCGTCAGGATAAAACTTGTTAAAGTTGTCCAAAATCGTGTTTGTTGGGTTCCTGTCACTCCAATCTTGCACGATTCTAATTGCTCGTTCTGGGTCTGCTTCTTCAATGCTTTTTGAAATACATCCTTGTCTAGTTTTGAATGCACAGAAACGACAATTTTTCTTTTTAAGTGACTCACACATTCTCTTCCGCTCGTATATGTAATTCTTTGTAATGTTGCAATCAATCATCCTTCAAACCTCCTTGGTTTATAAACCTTGCAAAATCTGCCATCGTCACATCCCATTTTTTTATTTTTCGCACTGCATCGTTTATAGCCTCGGCAGTCCCTAGCACCTCCTTCCCAATAAACGCAAGTACGACATCTTGGGTGTTTTAATCTATAATCATTAGGTGTCATTTTATCACCTCACCAAAACTTTAAATTCACGGTAATGTAATTTTTCTTTCAAATCGTCAATGCTTATAAGGACTTCGCTTTTTCGGAAAAAATCACGCTCATTTTTAAGTTCGTCAAAAAACGGATATTCTGCTTTAAGGTCGCCTCTAAATTCTTCAAGTTCTTTCCTCGTGTATCTTTCGCACTTGTCAATTTGGCAAGTATATCCACCAAAAGACCTTTTTTCTCTGCTATCGTCCGTAAGACTTCCCCAAAAAAGCAAGGCGTCTTTAAATATCGCTTGATGTTCATTGCACACAATGACATATTTTCTTTCACTGTTGACATTCATTTTCTTCACTCCATTTCTGTAATATTTTAATTACTGTTTCGGGGTCATTTCTCAACAAAAAGCCACAATTCAGCGGACATTTTGAACAATCCTGTTCGTTACACATATCTTTAAAATCGTTAAGAAAATCGATAGTTTCTTCGTAATCAAACATCACTTTCACCAACCTTTTCCAACTCTCACTTAATAAGACAAACTCAATTCAAATTTATCACACCAATACGCATAAGCTTCTAATTCTTCAAGAATATCTTTGTATCCTTTACCTTTAAAAAGATACATTGTACACAATATCAAGTGATAATAAGAAATAAATCCCGAATAATTTCGCATAAACTTAATTGTTAAGTCAATTTCTTCTCGAGTTAACTTTCCTCTTGCTAATTTAACAAATTTGCGTTGACTAATTTTTTCCATTTTTATTCCTCCTCAAACTCGTATTGCTTACAACTTTCGATAGCTTCGAAAATATCCTCATTACTCATACCAAAGCCCCATTCACCATTTCTGCCACTTTTGACCGAATAACTTTTTTCTTGAACTTCTTGTATAAGTTCATCAACTGAAACAAACATACCCATTACGCTTTTTACACTCCTTATCGTATATAAACTACAATAGCTTTAATAAATTTTTTCTTAGACAATTCATTATTAACAAGTTCGTCCCATTCTTTAATCGTCATTTCAATAACACTTTTGTCATTAGCCAAAAGCATTTCTTCAATTTCTTCTCTGTAATCGTCTTTGTCAATATATGCACTTTTATATAAAGTAACTTCGTCTATTTTACAACCAGTTACCCTTCCCATTTGCATATAGTCGCCTTCTTCCAAATCGTCGCTACAATGAAAAATCAATAACGGCAATTCAGGATTTTCAACAATCAACCTTTTCAATTCTGCTGTATTTTTCAAAGAAACATTAAATTCTTTATCATCCATACAATAACCCCTTTTCCATCATAACCCATTCACCATAAGAATAACGTGTTCCGTGTTCTTCGTTATATGCTCTTAATTCGCGTAATTTCGCGTCTAAGCTGTTTTTTCTCTTGGCGGGTTCTTTTACGTTTTTACTCTGTTCGTGTCTGCTACGCTTAATCTCGTTCTTATCACCGCATATTTCGCATAATTGCTTACGAGAGTTAAACGTTACGAACTGTTTTCCGCAAGTTCTGCACTTTTTGAAGTACTGTTTAACCATTTTTTATTATTCCTTTCTTTTGAAGATATTCGAGCGTTACACGTTCAAACTCGTTTCGCTCCGTGTCGTTCAACGGAATTCTTGACGCTATTCCGTGTTGCTCCTTATATCTCAAATAAATCTTGTTAATTAACGGATGGTTTACGTTCAGCTTGTACCCATACGGATTGTTATAGTTCAACATCTGTACCGGTTCAGGCTTTCTGTTTTGGTTCCAACTCATTTGCCTACCAACTTCCATACAACACATTTGTCTGTAACTGTGTCGAACCACTCGCAGTTTCTAACACATTCTTGACGAGTTAGCGGACATTTCTTAACGATTTCAATTTTTTTATTATCGTTTTCAAGTATGCACTTGTTAAAGTTGCAATGCTTACCCTTTCGCACTAAGCAATTCAATTCAGGATATTCACATTTCATTTTTCGCCACCTCGTCAAACATTGAATAATTTTCGTATTCTTCCACGTTGTATGATTTCGTTCCACTATAACCGTTTTGGTTTGTGTGTGGTCGTTCTCTTTCATTCCATCTGTCCGCCAACTTCTTCCAATCGACTGCAACGCCTTTATATTTCCAATCGTACGCGTCATAGTAATTAAAAAATTTATCGCAATCAAAGTTGTAATTTTGGCTATCACAATAATTTTTTATTTCTGTTTTTGTTGGTTTTGTTTTTGTTGCGATTTTTGTCGTTTTTGCGTCATTTTCGCAATTCACGTTTTCGCCTAAACAGTTAGTTTTATTATTTTTAATATTATTTTTAACTGGTACCCATTTTTGAGTAGTCTGACTACCCATTTTTGAGTAGTCAAGGACTACCCATTTTTGAGTACCCTCTACCCATTTTTGAGTATACCCATTTTTGAGTAGTCGAGTGCCGTTTTTATCGACCCATTTTTCATAATTTTTGTTAATCGAAAATGACTTGATTGCGTTACCGCTACCGCGTGAAATTATCATATTGTAAGCCGTTAAAGATTTCAAAACGCGTCTTACAGTTTTAACCGGTATATTTGTACCATCTGCAATATAACTAGCTGACAATGTTCGATATTTAGTCTTGAAACCGTACGTCATATGAATTATGTAACTAAACACGCGAAACTCCGCACCGCTCAAATCGACACTATAAAGAGCGGTAAAGAGTTCGTTCGCGATTTGTATATAGCCGTTTTCAAGCTGAGGACTAGCCATTTAAACCGCCTAGAATTTTGATAATCGCGCGACCCGTTTCGGCTTTCGAACAAAACAAAAATTCAGTATCAAAAGTATCACTAATTATTTTAAGTGTCTTATGTAGCTGAACGCCTGAAACCGCTTTAGGACTTGTTTTTAAACGCGGGTTTGTCCAATTCCGAACGTCGTCTAATCGGCGCACATTTCCACCGTGTTCGATTAAAAACACAATCCTTATTCCGTATTGCTTCGCGCGTTTAAGTTCACGTATGAAGCGTGCGCGGTCTTGTGTGACGTTATTGCAAATCTCTTGCAAGTTTTGCTTTCTGTCAACAACTAGACGCGGGTTATCCAAATTCATATAATCACCAACAAACAATTTTGATTTGAAGTATTCCACATTTTTACCATCAAATGTGGAAAGAATTGCTTGTATAGCTTTTTCTTTTTCTCTTGTGTCGATTTGTATAGTCATTTTTTCAACCTCGATAATAAAAATTAAAATGGTAAGTCGTCGTCCTCAGGCATTGGCACATATTCGCCCGTTACTGAACCAACCGCGGGTGCTGTCGCTTGTGGCTGTTGTGTATAGCCGTTGCTTTGACTGTTTCCGCTTTGTTTTTTGCCCAGCGGAAATTCGACGTTATCAACTTGTACTTTGTAGCTGATTCTATTTGTGCCGTCGTCGGCTACCCATTTTTCCGACATCAGACGACCGCGTAAAACTACGCCGTCGCCCTTGTTAAAATACTGCTGTACAAAATTCGCAGTACCTCGCCACGCCACACACGGAATAAAATCCGCTTGAACCTCGCTATTTTTTGAATAAGGTCGATTAACTGCAACCGTGAATGAAGTTACATCAATTCCCGAATTAGTCTGTCTGTGTTCAGGGTCTGCGGTAAGTCTGCCCGCTAGCACGATACTGTTCATTATTCAAACTCCATTTCTGCTAAGCTAATTGGTTTTGTTAGCACTTTAGTTTCCTTGCAAAAGTCGCATTTTTCGCAACGCGGTGCGGGAAAAATTCCTTTTTTCATTCCGTCGTACAACTGCACATTCTTTTTAAAACGCTCTAGTTCAACGTCTAGATAGCTTTGCGGGATTTCAATTACTGCCAAATCGGGAGTAGTTTCCTTGGTGATTGCGCAAATAAAAAACGGTAGTTGCTTTCCTGTGTTCTGTCGCACGATTTCTTGATAAACCGCGCCTTGTAGGTCATATCCCCACGCCTCGACGAAATTCAAGCGTCCTTTTTCTTCAACGTAAATCGGTTTAAAATCTTTCATACACTTTAAGTCGGTTATACAAACATCAGGTTGATAAGCGTCGATTTTGATTTTAACCGGTACGCCCTCAATTTCGCCTGTCATAATAACTTGCTTTTCGCCTTCCATATAAGACATAAACAAGCCGTCTTGTTCCGCGCGATTAATAATTCTTTCTGCGTTTCTGTAGTCCGCGCGTAAGTCGCCTTTCAATGTAAAAATTTCAGGGTTTTGCGCTTTGAATAAGTCCAAAGAACCTTCAAAATGCGCGTCCACGTATGAACCAACCAAAAACGCTGTTGATTTTGGCTTTGTATATGTACCTCGCAATTCCGCAAGTGTTGAAGCCGGGCAATTTTCAAACGCCTTGAACTGAGAAACACTCATATACTGCTTGTTGCTTTCCGGACTAAAGTAATTTTCGCTTGTAAGTTTAATCATTGTTTTTTACCTCTTTCGCTTTAGCTGTCGCGCAGTCTGCGCAAAGTTTACAGCCGTATTTTTGTTTTGTGTAAACAGCCATTTGCTCGGCTGTCATATTACCAATAGCGTGTATTTCGCGCCCGCAGTTTTCGCACTTGATTACTGCTGTGCTTGGTACTAGCTTTCTAACTCTCAGCGCGTCCACAACTTCGCCGAACGCCTTAACCTTTTCAATACCAATTTGGATTTTTTTGCCCGCCCAATCCTCGATATAAGGTGTTTTGTATATCTTCGCGATTGTTTTCATATTTGTGGCTTTCAAAATCATAGGCTTTTGCTTCTCAATAAAGTGACAAACTGTGCATTCTTCCTTTTTCCCGCCTTCGCCTACGACCATTTCATTACCGACGGACTTAATCGTTAAGATTAAGTCGCGTCCGTCCTCGATTGAGTAAGCCCCTAAATATTTCGGGTTTGTTAGCTTCTTCCAATGTGTGTGTGCCATACCTTTTTCACCTTTCTTATAGTTCTGTTACGAGTAATTCGCTATCGTTAGTTGTGCGAGTTGCGATAAACTGTAAGCCTTTTTCCTTGCATTTCGCGTAAAGCTTTTGACGACTTTCGTCGTCTAGCTTTTCCGTACCGTCAATCAAAATAATTTGTAAATGAGACGGATTGTTTATAGCTATGTCAACGCATAATTCGAGTAATTCACCGTCGGAACGGTTGGAAATTGGTAAGCCATTAATAAGCGGAATACCATCTTCCACGGTTAAACCTTCAACCGGTAGTGTAGCGCTTTCAAGTATCATCCCCGGTAATTCTCGAGCGAGTTCGATTTTATCGGTGTATTCTTCGCTTTGTTCCTTTAACTTCTCGATTTCGGCGTGCATTGTTAGCATTCTGCTGTATTCGTTTAAGTGTTTCATCATTTCTTCGGCTGTATTAATTTCGGTTGTTAATTCATCAGTTGACACAGTTTCCATTGACGCGTATTTATTCGCAACGTCAACGTCAGCGTCTAACTTTGCCTTAGCTGTCTCATAGTTAGCGTTAGCTAAATTAACCTTGTCTTGTAATCTGTCGTCAATGCTTCCTAACTTGTCTTTACAAGCTGAAATTTCTGCTTGTAGTCGTGCGATAGTCGAATTTAAGTTATCCTTTTCAACGTTTATTGCACGTTCAGCACTCGCAATTTCAACTTCTCGATTTGCTTCAATTCCGCGCAATTTGTTGTTGTAGCCTTCGCGAAATGCTCGAGCGCGTTCAATTTTGTTGTTGTTGTCGCGAATTCTCATAAGTTCAGCGTATTTGGCGGATAAGTCGTAATTCTTCCACTTGTCTGCCTGATAGCCTTCCGGTATATCCTTCGCAATATCTTCAACGAACGCCCTTTTATTGCGAATTTCTCGGTTAATATCCTGCCTGCTCTGAAAGTACACACCATTCTCTGATTGAATATCATTAAGGATTTGAAGAATATTCTGTTCATAATTGACACCTTGTGGAATTTCGCCGAACTGTTCCTTAATCCAATTCATATCCCAATCAAAATGGATTAAATCTAAAATCGCGCGGTTTTGTTCATTCTTAGACATCTGCGTAAACTCGACGGGATTTAGCTGTAGCGGTGTTACGATTGACTTTAAAAAGCTTTCAGGACGTGTTACGCGTTCGCCGTTGTTGCTAACATTTATCGCATTAGCCTTGTTAGTTCTTGCCTTTCGGTCAATTCGCAAGCCCGTATCAGTTTCAACGATAATTTCGCCTTCATTTTCGCCTTCTTTAACAACCCACGTGCGCTCTGAGTTGTTTGTTAGCGCAAATCGGATTGCGTCAAGTGCGGACGTTTTTCCCGTGCCTTTCTTGCCTGTAATTTCGACGCTCTGTCCGTCAAGTGTCTTTTCACTGATTCCATACAAGTTCTTAATACTGATTTTTACTGTTTTCATTCGCTTTACTCCTTCTTGACTTATCACGACTATTTGTGTATAATAGTGATAAACCTTTTTTATTATTAATTTCGAAAAGCCGTTGAGAAGTTTTCCGACTTCTCAGCGGTTTTTCCTTTTCACGCTCAAAGTTTTGCGGTTGCTGAACGGATAAGGCTCGTCAACAACCTTTTTGTCACAATTGTCAGCGGGGCAACCTCTAGATTTCCCCGTTATCAGCATATAGTGACAAAACTTAATGCCACCGCCTGACTTTGTGTCGTTACCGTCTTTGTGATAAATGCAACCTTTGCAACTTTTTCTATTCATTTTTGCACCTTTTTTCTTTGTAAAGTTGCAACGCATTTCTATAAGCTTCTGCTACAATTACACTCATTGCGTTTTCGTTTGAATTTTGACACATTGACAAAAAAGTTCTGTAAATAATGCAATTAATTCTATCGCAGAAGCTGACACACTTGCAGTTGCGAAAATTCTTTCTTTTTCGTTGTCTTTAACACCTGTTGTCAGCGTATAAGTATCAACACCATTTTCTTTCATTATGTTTTCAACTGCTGTATGTACTTTTGCAACAATTTCGTCATATTTCTGCATAAATACCCGCCCTTTCGAATTGTTTATAAAAATCGTCCGCATAGCACCAATACTCATAGTCACCAAGTTCTATTGCTGTTTTACTGTCATTTTCGTTACAATTTAACGCTTGATATTTCTTAGACCATTTAAGTTCCACAATATTTCTAAAAATCCCAACAAATTCAATTACAGAATTAAGCAATATAACTTTACAATCGCGGTTCGGCTTGCGTTCCGTAGTCTTATACCACTTAACTTTATTAATCTGTTTCACTGATTAATTCCCCTTTCAATTCAATTTTGATTTCCTCGACTTCTGCGCCGATATTTTCTTCGAAACGTCTCTTTATTCGCTGTGATTTAGTGATACAGACGTTTTTTAAATCGTCGTGAAATTCGTCGATAAAATCACGAACGGCGTATGGTAAGCCGTACACGGTTAATAAATACAACACCGGTATAAGATAGATACCGCCGTTTTTTGTGTTAAAATTCACGCCTAAAGCTTGACCGATTACGACCGTCGCCAATATCGTTATAGCAAGTCCGATAAGCTTAACTTTATTCTTCATTTTCCAACTCCTTTAAAAGTCTTTCGCGTGCGTCCTGATTATCTTTAACCATTCCGACTAAGTGTGCTTGTTCGTTCAAAAAATTTTGAGCTTCTTTAATTGATTTCAACCACTCATTTCGCAACCATTTAACTTCTTGTTGCTTAAGTTTGATTATCATTGTTAAGCAAATAACAGACAAAATCAAACAGAAGATAGCAAAAGCTAATAAATAGTTCATTTTATCACCTCTTTTCTTTCTGCTGTTCGCGCCTTAAAAATGCTTGAAGCACCACACGCGCGAACGGCTCGACTTGTTCTGATTTTTCTCGATTTGGAGCGGTTCGGAGCGGTTCAGACTTCCCAAAACTTCCGTCCGCGTTGCGCTTAATAATAACCGCGTCCCCCATTATTTAGCCCCCTTTTCTTCGCTTTTCTCTTTAGCTTTCTTGCTTGCTAATCCAATAACAATGCCATTAATAAAAGCTTGGTCGTTGCTGTCCATCTTCTTAATTAACTCCGCAAGTGTTAAAGCCTTAATTTCGTTAGTGTTAGTCATTTAATCACATCCTTTTTGTTGTGTTTGTAATACTTTTTTGTCGTTCTCTTTCGTATCACTAATCTTATTATACCATATAATGTAGGATTGTCAACACAAAATTTAATATTTTTTATTCTTTTTTTGTATTGACAACCCGACAACAAAATAGTATAATATAATTAATCTAATAATAAAGGTGGTGATACAATGACGGACGCGGAAATTATCTATTCCATTCGTAAAGCGTTGAACCTGAGCCGGGCTAAATTCGGCGAGAAAATCGGCGTCAGCGAAAGCGTAATTAAAAATATCGAGTTACGTGGGAACAAGGTAAAACCGTTGATGGCGGATTTGATTTGTAAAATTTACAACGTAAATCAAGCCTATATCGAGACGGGCGAAGGTGATATGTTTACTGTGTCGGACGATTTCATACTTGACGAAGTAAAAGAAATCTATGAGTTAACCGACCAACAGTTACAAATCATTAAGAACTTCCTCGAACTCGACGACGACGGAAAAGAAATGGTGATTGAAACCGCGAAATCTTTAGCTAAGGATTTATAAGACAAAAAGAAGGGTGTAGCAAAACGCTACACCCTTTGTTTTTTTTGCAATTCATAAAAACAATGCAAATTTACGAATTGATAATATAAAAAAAGCGAGTAACTTAAATGTTGCCCGCTTTACTTATTAGTATGAAGCTACTGTATCGTAACTATTACAAAATACCTCGCCTTGTTCCCAATTACAAATACGCGCCCTTTTCTGTTCGCTTGTTCTTTCGTTGCTTCTTCCCTCGTGTTGAATAGTAACAAATGTTACTGTTTTCGCTGTTCTTTTAATGATTTCATAAGCAACGCCCGCGCCTGAAATATCTTTGTATCTTTTTCCAACTTCAAATTTCATTTTGAAAACCTCTTTTATTATTAATATTTGTAAGTATTTCCTTTTCCTTACAATTATATTATACGCTTTTACACGTAGTTTGTCAAGGCTTTTCTCAAATTTTTTTATAATTTTTACTTCTTTTTTTGGCTTCTGCTGTACCAATAACAAATATATTTGTATATTTTAGATAATAATTTTTCGTCGTCGATTTTATCTAACATTACCTTTATTAACTCTTTTGTACTCATCAAAATCACCTCTATTATATAATAGAACATATGTTCTAATTAGTCAATACCTTATTGTTATTTTGCCCCGTTTTGGCTGTAAAAAACGTAAAAAAGCATAAAAAAATAGCTAGTCTAACGACTAGCTATTAACGCGAAGGTTTTAAGCACTGCGGACGATATTAAATAACCGCCAGACGGTGCGACTACCTTTGGCTTTGGCTGAGCGGTGTCGGTAGTAGTCGCACCGCTTATGTCTTTTAACATATCATTATAACTAACTTTTTCAGCTTCTTTGAAGCCGTTATAATAAATAATAATTTTATCATCAAATACATATATAGCATTGATAAATGTATCAATAATTTGTTTTTGAAACTCTTTATCTCTAATATTTCCGTTCGTAACATTCTTGATAAATTCAACAACATCAGACACATTCATTTTAGCTTGCGATATTGATTTTTCACGCGCTATCTCTAATTCGAGTTCGTTCAATTCAATGTCGATTTGTTCAATTTCTTTATTCAGCTTATCCAACATACGCTCATTAGTTGTCTTTAGTAATGCGTGTGATAATTCGTCGAATTTAGCTTCTAAGCTGTTTTTATTTTCTTCTAGTGTAGTTAAATGATTGTCGCCAAATTCGCAATTGTACAAATCTACAACTTTCTGTGCCACTTCTTTAATAAACTTTCTGTCGCTATACATTTCAAGCGTTTTGCGCACAATTATTTCTTCAAGTTCTTCTTGTCTTTCTCTTTTTTTATTGCAATTATTTTTGTGAAATTTTTGGTTTCTGCATACATAGTAACCAAATTTTACTCCGTGACGTCCTGTTGATGTTTCGCCAGTTATCGAAGCTCCGCAATATCCGCAAAATAATTTTGTTGACAATAGATATTCGCGCTTATACGAGCGCGCACCGCCTTGACGCTTATTTTTCGTCAAAATGTTTTGTACCGTGTCGAATAAATCAACGTCAACAAGCGCGGGAATAACGTCTTTAATCGTAATATCTTGATAATTATATTCACCGATATATTTTCGATTTTTTAGAAGCCTATCGAGTGAGCTAAATGCAAATTTGGTTCCTTTTTTGTTTCGCCAACCTTTTGCGTTTAAATCGTTTATAATCTCTTTTTTTCCTTTGCCGGACGCGTATTGAGTATAAACATATCTTACAATTTCCGCTTCTTTCTCATTGATAACGTAACGCTTATTAACGACGTCATACCCGAGCGGAGCGGTACCACCGCAAGACAAACCGTGTCTAACTGATTCGCGCATTCCTCGTCTTACATTCTCGCTCAGCTGTAGACTATATGTTTCCGCCATTGCTTCTAAGATTGATTCCAACAAGACACCTTCCGAGCCTTCCCCAACAAATTCGGTCACGGATAACACCCTAACTCCGCATTTTTTAAGCTGATTTTTATAAACCGCGCTATCATAACGATTACGCGCAAATCTGTCTAATTTCCAAACAAGTATATATTTAAACTGTTTATTTTTGGCGTCACGTATCATTTGTTGAAACTGCGGGCGCTCGTCAGTCGTTCCGGATATAGCCCTATCCGAATACACGTTGATAACCTTCATTGCGTTGCGTTCCGCGTAGTCCTTGCAATATCTCAATTGACCGTCAATACTTTGTTCTTGTTGATTGTGGCTCGAAAATCGCGCATAAATAACAGCGTTTTCCATTTTAATTACCTCTTTTATTATCAAAATGATGTAATTAAAATTATATTGATTTTTAAATAAATTCCAATAGTTTTTCGAAAAAAATTGAAAAAATTTTGAAAAAAGGGTTGACAAACTACGGGTAAAAGCGTATAATATAGACATAAGGTAAAGGAAACGAACCTTATAAATAATAATAATAAAAGAGGTTTTCAAAA